TTTAGTATATGGTAAAGGATTGTACACTAAAAACAAAGGATTTGAAGAAACTTTAGGTAAGTTAATACCGCAAGAAGAAATTAAAAGAGTAGCTTTTGATTTAAAACTATATGGTAACGCTTGTTTCCAAGTTTATTGGAACGATGACCATAGTAAGATAATTAAAATGTATCATGCTCCAGTACAAAACTTTAGAGCTGAGAAACTATACGATAAGCCAAAGATTGAAAATTATTACTATTGTATTGATTGGGCTGACCATAAAGCACAAAGAAATAAGAAAAAGATTCCAGCATTCGGTACATCTACTGAAAAGATGGAAATCTTATGGATTAAAAACTATTCACCTGGCAAATACTATTACGCATTGCCTGATTGGATTCCTGCTTTACAATTCTCATTTGCTGAAGCTGAATTATCAAATTTACATCTTAACAATATTGAGAATGGTTTCTTACCATTAGTGATGGTTAATATGAATAATGGTATTCCAGCTCCTGAAGAAAGAGATACGATTGAGGATTTGATTGAATCTAAGTTTACAGGCACTAGAAACGCTGGTAGATTTATGATTTCATTTAACGATGACCCAGAAAGAAAACCAACAATTGATATTATCTCTACTGATAATCTGCATGACAAATACAAATACGTTGCTGAATACGCACAGGATAGAATCTTAGTTGGACATAGAGTAACATCTCCACTTCTATTTGGTATCAGAACTGTAGCTAATGGATTTAGTTCTCAATCAGAGGAAATGAAAACAGCTTACTCTATCTTACAAACGATGACGATTAATCCATTCCAAAACCTAATCATAAACTTCTTATCAGAGGCTTTAAGTGTAGGTGGATTTGATGATACTGAATTATATTTTGAGCAATTAACTCCATTGGTAATTCTATCTGAAACTGCAGAAGAAACAGGACAAAGTATTGAAGAAGTTCAGAACGATATTAATGAGGAAGGAGAAAATCCTGCGGAAGTAGAAGATAATCCATCATCAGTAGACCCTAATATACAAACTGAAACTCTTATGGATTATTCAAAATCTAATCCTAATTTTTCTAAGAACTTTGAAACATATAAAAAATAATTGATATGGCATACGCTTTATTTATAACAAGAAACGATATAATCAAAAACACTCCACTTCAAGGTTCTATTGATGCGGATAGATTATTAAACTTTGTAAGAACCGCACAGGACAAATACATTCTAAATTTATTAGGAACGGTATTGTTTGATAAACTTCAATTGGTTATTGCAAATGGAACTTTCAATACATTAGGACCTGCTTATCAGGACTTAATGAAAGAACATATCAAGCCTACTCTAATATGGTACGCATGTGTTGAATACATCCCATTCAGTAGTGTACAATTCAAAAGTGAAGGTGCAGTAAGACATGAGACAGAAACAGCAAAATCGGTAACTAAAAACGATGTAGATTACCTTTTACAAAAAGCTATGAATAATGCTGATTACTACGCTACAAGAATGCAGAACTATTTGATTTCATATTCTAATCAAATACCTGAATATTTGGAATCAGTTGGTAATCAAACTCAAATCTTTCCTGATATGGGCAATGCTTATTTCGGAGGAATAAATCTATAATAACTTATGGGTAACGTAGTAAATAATATTGGTACAAATTATGTACTCTATTACAATATAGTAAATTACTTCAAAACAATAATGAAGAACCATCCCTCTATTCAAAGAGTAAGTTATGGTGATGATTTTGGTTTAGATGATGATGAATTTCCTCAATATCCATTGGGTAACATTCTAATTACAACTGCTCGTTTTGGTGAGAAAGTAATTAAATTTCAAGTTCAATTAACTATTGCTGATAAAGCTAAGGATAAGAACAATGAAAGTATTGGAGTATATAATCAGCAAGATGTTCCTTTCTATGGTACGGATGATACATTTGATATACATGCCAATACACTAGCTATATTAAACGATTTACTATCTTATACTGATAGAGGTGTAAACGCATTTGAATTTACTTCAGAACCTAACGCAGTAGCATTTAAAAACGAAATGCCAAATGGTTTAGCTGGATGGGTTTGTACATTTGAATTAGAAGCATTCAACCAATCAAACTATTGTGATACAGGTGTTGTTTTAGCTGGAAACGCTTTAGAAATTAAAGGAGTACAAACTGATTGTTAATGAAAACATTAGAAGATGTAGCAAAAACGTACCAATCCCTAGCCAACTTATATATGATAAGTGGGAATTGGAAACCTGTTTTTAAAACAGGTGACCTGTATAAAAATATTCAGTCTTTCAATACACCTTCTAATATGATTACGCAGCAACAGGCTGCAAGTGTAACAAGCTATAACCTACCACAAACTTCCTTTACATTATCCTTACAATTTGCACCAGATATACCAGGTGCTAAAACAGGTAAGCCAACTACCTATGGTAGATGGGTAGAGTGGGGTAATGGTACAGGCGTTGGTGCTGGTAATCCAAGACCATTTGCTGAAGAATCATCAAAAGACCCCTTATTAAAGAAAACAATAGATGCATATATTGGTGGATATGTAGAAAAAGATTTTATACCTGTAATAGAAATAGGTTTAAAAAGAGCATTCCGAAGTTTAGCTTCAGAGAGAGCAGCCCGATAACCATCAAATACTTTTCGGTTTGAAAAGGTTAAAATATAAAAAGATTATAGATGGCCCTTAGTATAACTCAACTTCCAGCATCGTGTTCATTAGCACAATCACCAACTATATTCACTCTTTCGGAGAGTGGGTTGGTATATACATCTGCTTCTTTCCAATACTATTTAGACCTTTATTATTGGAATGGAACACCATCAAATTCAGGTTCAATACCAAATTACACATTAGTAAAATATCCAAACGCAAGTGATGTTGGTATCTTTGATGTAAGCCGTATTCTAAATTCAACACTTACAGACCCTGCAGCTGCAAATAGTTCAAATGTAAAGTATTTTAAAACTGATGGATATTTTAGATACCAATCAGGTTCTACATTCCTAACAAGTTCGCATGTTGAAAGTGGTGTTTATAAAGCATTAGATGGATACGCAATATTTGATGAACCAATTGGACAACAAATTACATCTAAATCTATACATTGGCCTTTAATGACCGATGGACCTGTTTCTCAATCAGTATTAGCAGATGATTATGGAACAGCAGGAGTTTATGTAGGTACAACAGGTGGTAGTGTTCCAACTAAATTAGTTTATTCAGGTTCTTTAGGTAATGGTGTATTCACACTAAGTGGTAGTGTATCATCTTCACAACAGGTTCAACAATACCCACAGGCTCCACAGGAAGCCGGCTTCCCGATTAGCACAGCATCGGATTCATATTCTATTCAAGCTTACTCAGGAAGTACCGCATTAGGGACGCCTATCAATTTTGAAGTGGTATGTAAGCAGAAGTATCCTAACATAAGAATTAAATGGAAGAATAGATACGGACAATTTGATTGGTTTGATTTTTATATGATAAACCGTCAATCATTCTCTACAACTGTAAGAGGATATCAACCACAATTAGGAACATGGACAGGTGCAACATTAGGATATAACCAATACGATAGTTCAAACTTAAATTATATAGTAGATTCTAAGCAATCAATTTCAGTTAATACTGATTGGGTGCCGGATAGCTACAACGAAATATTCAAACAATTGTTAGTTTCTGAAGAAATATATTGGGTTAAATCACAAACTGATTTAGCTCCACTAACAATAGCAACCGATTCATTAACATTTAAAACAGGTGTTGTTGATAAGGTTGTACAATATGGATTTGATTTTGATTTTGGACAAGGTTATAAACTTATATTATAATGGGAGTATTAAGTACACAAGGAATACAATTTCAATTAGTTGCGGACGGACAAATCTTAGATTTATTTAAAGATGAAGATATTTTGCTATCTGATAATGTTACAGGTCTATTTGATTTGGGTATTATACCTGCCGATTTTACTAGGCAGATTACGTTGCCAGGTACCAAAAAGAATAATGCTTTCTTTGAGCATGTGTATGATATTAGTGTATATAATCCTGATACATTTGCTACTAACATAAAAGTTCCAGCTTATTTAGATTTTGGTGGATTATATCTTTCGCAAGGATATCTACAATTAAACAAAGTAAATGTATTTGCAAATAAGTTTATTGATTCATACGAAGTAACAGTCTATGGAGCAGTATCTTCTTTTGCTAGAGAGATTAATAGAAATTTCCTTAATGATTTAGATACTCTTTCAGTATATAATCACACATCATCTTTTAATAATATATCAGCGTCTTGGAGTGATGGATTATTCTCAGGCTCTATTGTTTATCCGTTAGCAGAATATGGACAAAGATTAGAATTTACAAAAGGTAATCTTAGTCAGTTTGGTGTTGATGATGTAGATGGTGCTCTAAGTGTGCAAGATTTCAAACCAGCTATACAATCAAAATTAGTTTTTGATGCAATATTTCAAGAAGCTGGATACACATACTCATCTTCATTTATAGATAATGGTGGATTGGATGGTATCTATTTATTATGTAACAGGCAATTAAAATATCCTGTATATGATAATGTTAATTTAGAAACATTTGGTGTTGTTAGAGTTGGAGCTATTACTGGAAGTGGTATGACAGATGTCCAATTACCTGCTGATACGTTTGTTACTCTACCTTGGTATAATAAATTGGAAGACCCACAAAACTTTTATAACAATGGTGCATACAAAGTAGAAGTATCAAGCTCTCTTAGAGGAATATTAAACCTAAATATAAATG